CCCTAGATGTTATATAGGAAATATATCATCCCCCTTTATTTTATGCCTAGTTGCTAGGCAACCACCGGCTTTTTAGTGCAACGGCGCCGTGCCGTGCGGATCGTTCTAAATGATCGCTAGCGATCTCGGAACTTCCGTGTTCCAAGCGCAACAAACACTTAGTTAAGGCTGCATAACCTTCTAGCGGATCGTCGTAATATACAGACTTTCTGCTTAGCGCCCATACTTCAGGGCGCCAAAGTGTTCTACTCCATCTATCGACGGAGAGGAACTTCTGAAAGCTATGCAAGCCTAAAGCCGGACTACTTTCACCGACAACTGGTAACTCACCAGTGTACCTTTCCACAATTTTTTGTAGAAAGGCGGACGCACGCCAGCACCCATTTTTATAAAATAGGTTGCTAGTCTCGACCCAGCTAATAATAGCCTTAGCGTTCCGCAAACTATCAGGTGGTAACTCTCGTATATATATAGGAGATACATTATCTCCTCCATATGCGTCAACACCACAAGACTCCCGGAATTTTCCGGTAGAAAATGTCTTGTCAGAGTTCACCTTGCAGTAATATTCTTGCAAAGTGCTGATAGTAATACCTGCTACGCCTGTGGGAACGATAATATCGTCACCATAAACGTATATATCGCGACATACTTTTTGTATGTTACGATAGGTTGGCTTAAGCTGTTTTCCTTCTAACGATGCAATCACGCAAAGCGTGAAGAAATACATCGATTCAACAGGAAAACACAGAGCTGACCCCATTGAGGCAAACTTCTTTAGTGAGAGTACACTCCCATCGGGAAGCTGCGCTTTCCTAGATCTGCATGCATCAATCGAATTGATTAAATCATACCCATGATCGGCTTTGGGAAACTGTGTGTCGCTGTAAGGCGACAGCATTTCTTGAACCATTGACCATGGAACTCGATCGGAGGCATCAGACAAATCGATGGTAGCATAGCTACCATCTCTAGACGCGTCTAGCGCTAAGCGCTGATTAACAGTTTGGTCGGTAAAATTTATGTGACCAGTAGTTAACTCGTGCTTAGTTTCAAGGTACTGTACTAGATACCCTGATATGGCCTGTTGTGCATATTGCATACAGCAGGGCTCAATTGCTATAACGCGGGGCGATTTAAGAGTTTTCGGAACGAAGACTACCCTTACGGGGAGTTCTTCTTCGCTCTTCCTAACCTTTTGGAGGCTGAATTCCTTACTGTCGTAGACATTCTCATTAGAAAATGCGCTAGATAGAAGAGGGAAGTAATTTTCAAGCCTTTCTGTCCAACCGATCCGGCTGTACTTACGGTTTCCTGTAAGGCGGTCAGCGGTGGCACCAGGTCCGTGTCGAGGGATAGTCTCATTAGGGTCGAAACCCCAAATAAGACCATTCCACAGTAGGTGAGAAACAAGACGAAACGTGTTAAGTTTTTCATCTATCACCTCACGACTCGATAAATCAGTCTCTGAGGATAAGTATTTTCGAACAGCGGCCTCTTTACGAGGTTCACTACATTCGATGCGTACCTTTTTGAAAGCATACGATATTTGTCGTATGCCCCAAACGAGGGTAGCGTGGTTAACAATATCATGCTTTACCTCACCTGTCTCAATATCGAACAATTGGCTGAAGATACCTCGCAAGAAAGCGGGGATTCTTCCAACCTTCCTGAAACTACGGAAGTTTGCAGAGTCAATGACCCCGTCGCGAAGAGCCTTTTCAAAATCAGCTCCTAGCGCCGGAAGGGTAATAGTCAAAAACGACATCCCTTCATGTTCGATGCGTGCCTCGATAACTTCGAGGTCACGGCTTTGAGGCTCAGCAGCACACGTACTGCAGACATCTAAATAGATTTCGCGCAGTACTCCCATCAGGACAATCTTATGGCTTTTCAAGGTTCCTTTGTTAAGGTTACCTTCCAGCCCAAAGATCCACCATTGGTTGTTAACCAATTGTTACATTTAAGGGGCTCTCTCTCGAGAACCCCCGAAGTTTTAAGGTATTAAATCTCGTTACCGAGAACCTTAAAGCATATGGCGCCCGTGTTCGCATAGAGCCAATTTTGTAAGGCTCCAAGCATCTCGTACAGATTCGTATCGGTAAACCCGAAGTCGGGCTGATCGATAACCGTGTACACTGAAGCTGTTTTAGAGCTATTCAGTGATGAGATTGGGTCGGCGGCAACAATCTTGCGGTCAATCCGCATCATGTGCCGTATCCGACCTTCTTTAGTCTCAAGGTGCGAAACCGTTATAGTAACGGTATCGTCGGCTGAACGATAGATGGCTTTTGGGCCATCAACAAGAATTCTGGCGCAGGCAACTGCACCAGGAGATGCGCCAATAGTAACTGTTTGTGGATCTGCTAACATGGGAAATTCTCCGAAAGGGTTAATGAGTTAAATGCCCTAGACGTGTAATGCCTAAAGCGGATAGTATACCCAGGCGCCTTAAACTAAGGTTGTGCCAGGTATACCCAAATCCATAGGGCGACGCGATATCTCGTGC